CCAAGGCAGCAATACGCCATTCTTCATCACGCTTGGCTCGCGCCCAATCCAACAGGGTTTCGGCGTCTGATGTGAGTGCAATCATAGGATGTGCTGAGTGAAGCTGTTGCCAGGAGTTGCCATCATTAATTTCCAAACAGTTCATGCTGGAACTCCATCGTACCATGCCTGCGCCGCTGGCACCTGGACTGATGTATGGATTGGTGTTCATGCCACCAGACACTTGAATGTATTTGCTGCCGCTAATATTTCTAATCATAATGCAATTATAGCCACAAGGCCAATGTAAGTCAACTGATGTGCCATCTGATCCAGGCCTAAGTGTGCCCAAAAGCTGGGATTTTGTAGGTCTCGATTGCCCCAATTCATCTTGGCCCAGTCAATGTGATAGTGAAGCACAGCATCTATCACGCCCATCATTATGCTGGCGGCCCAGTACGCAGGTCCTACCACACACCCAACACACATGGCTGTGCCAATGCCTTGTTTGAGACTGTGCCGCATGCCCAACCAGTGTCCGTAAATGCCTTTGTGATTGACCTCCACCATACTTTGATCCACAAAGTCAATGTACCAGTGTTTGATCTGTAACAGTATGAGTGTTAAAAATATTGCTGTTTCCATGTTACCAACCTGCCTTGCTCAATATGTCTTTTGCATATTCCTGATCAGCAGGATAGTTGTGAAACTTCTTTTGCCATACATCTGAGTCAATGTAAGGCCACACCATGCTGATCTGATCTGGGGTAAGTTCGCCCAAGAACTTTTGTCCTGACTCTGAATTATAAATCACCCAAGGTGAAATCCTGCCTGTTGTGACTGCATAGCACATAGCCGGAGTGCTGCCATATCTCAAACAGTCCTGCGGCTGTGCTGAATTCTTTTCTGCCCAGTCCATTCCAAACTCCACTGCTCGTGCTAGAGCATCATTCACATTCTCCACAGGCAAATGCTGTATGAGATATTCTGTGTACAGTTGATCACTTGCCCAACGATCAATCTTCTTATTGTTCTTTAACAACCATTCAAGAAACTGTTTAGGATTGATTGTTCTTGTGCTCACACAGTAGCGTCCAAACTTCACAAACGCACGATAGTAAGGCGAATCAGCAAAGTCGTCAAACGTTTTAAGTTTGGCCGAGCCTTGACTCATTTCATAAAAGCGTATGTAGGCTTGAAAGCCCAGTTCCACGCCACGCTCTGCTCGTTCCTGTCTGCGCCGTTTGGGCTCGCACACATGCACTGCCAAAGAAGTTTCTTTGATAAAATCTTTCTTGCAGTATTGGCATTGGGTCATTGTAGTATTTTATGCTCTTGTATGTAAATTGTCAAGAACTCATTGAGCTTGGCATGATGTCCTATTGCCGGATGTGTCATATCTGGAGGAACATATGGTGATCCTGGCGGATATTTTTTAGGCTCTACTCCCTGGTCAGCTTGCCAGGCAGTTGCTCGCCATCGATATCCATTAACAATTTCTGGACAACAAAACAAACGTAATCTTGGATTGTCAAGGTGCTCGTGATGCAGATCATCAGCCTGTTGAAACATCAACACTCGATGCCCTCTAGACTTCAAACTGTCAATTGTACTGAGCATGCGATACATGAGGTCTTCAGTTCTATCCAAAATGCTGTAGACTTCAGTTTTGAGTTTGGTGTCTACAAACTGCTCTGATTCGTTTCGGTTCCAGCCTGTTTGCCATCTGTAAGCAAACTCTTGATTTTGCGGATTTACCCATCGCCCTTCAAAGTCATTTTCTGGTTCACAGATGGGTATTTCCAATCTGCTGAGAAATGTCATACCTAACACATACAAGGTTGGTGGTGCTGTGTAACTATGTTTGAGAGTAGTTCGAAGTATTCGACTATTGGCGCTACCACTTACAGCAATGCTGTGGGCAGTGGCAATGCCTAGACGCTGTGCTAGATCTTGATGGCCGTTGCCCGATGCGTAGGAATGTGTGTAACTGCACCCGTTTACAACCAATTGTTGTGTCATTTTTCATTGCCGCTTGCGCGATTATATGTGTCAATTTCTTTCTGCGTTGTGATTGCTGCCATCACATCTATTTCGTCGTCTTTGTAATGCGGATACATAGCCACTAATGCCTTGCGTTTGGCACTAGCACCTGCTTGTTTTTTCTTAGGGGCGATCCAAGGATGCCGGTGTGAGCCTGTGTCTGGACTTACTGAAGTGGCCATAAGCCATTGCAGTTTTGGATGTTTGCTTAGGTTAAAGAAATGTTTGTTTAGTCGTTCATTGGTGGCAATCACATAGTACTCTTGCAAGTCCCGTGGGCCTTCCACTGCCGAACCCCAACGTATCATGAGATAGTTAGAAAACTTTTTCTTTTCTTCTGCTGTGAGGTCGTCATAGAATGATCTAACCTTACAGTCAAACATCTTCATCTCGTTGGCAATAGTCAGTTTATCCAATTGCAAGTGCCTCTTTGTATACATCATGTTTGACAGGTAGATTGTCAAACCATTTTTCATTTCGATAATTATCTTGAAGCATTTGCTGAGTCAAGAAGTGATACCAGTTGGTTTCATTATAACACTGATTGCGTAAAGCGTCGACTGCTCCCCGCATGTTAACATGGTTGGCAAATTTGGACTGTTCAAGCATGTTAATCAACTTGGCTCGATATCGGTCCGGGATACTGCCAAGCCCAATAACAGCATCTACATTGGCCAGCACCGGCTCAAATTGATCTGGGGTCAGCCATGTAAAATACTCTAATAGTTCAGGCAACCACCAAATGTTAATAGCACTGATCACCGTGGCAATTTTAATATTGCAGTTTGGTTGTGTAAGCACCCATTTTAGATTGGATTCTACTGTGGTCCAGTCACTGCCACTTCGCACTATACCAGCGTACTTGCCCACAGCATCTATACTGGCATGAACGTTGATAAAGCTAAATGAAGGCCACAGATCTTTTACATGTTTTGATTTAGCACCTAGCACAGTCATATTGGTGCTGTACATTATGGCAGGATCAGCACCTTGCTCAATCAACTTTTCAAGCACTTGATAGTGCTGTGGATTCAACAACGGTTCGCCACCTGCAAAATAAATTTGTTTGCACTCGCTTAGATCCATATCTGTAACATTGACCGGATTGTATAAACTTATGTCCGGTACTCCAAGTTCACTGGACCACGATGTACTAAACTCTGGACCACAACTGCGACATTTTAAATTGCAAAGGTTGTTGTTGCGAAAATCTAAAAAATTTATTTTGTGCGTGGCGTAGTCTGTTTCATAATTTTTATACATTTCTCGCCAACCTGGCCGATCTGGCGGACAAGGATTGGCACACTCTTTTGGTACCTCGCCACGTAAGAATGCACCGCCGATGGTCTCAGTCATTTCTGCTTGGCTATTAAACTTATTGCCACTCCATGCACAACAAGGAGAATATTTGCCGCCAGGCATGTAACTCACACTGGTCCAGGGTGCTTTGCAATAAACTTTAGTCATTTGGTTTTGGTCAGTTTATAAATCATTATAACACGATTTAGTTCATCTTGTAAAGTGGGATTGGTTCGGGCTGCACGCCGAATCTCGCCCCACATTTTATCTTCCATAATGTGGTCATGCAAGGGTCGGCCGTCACTGGTTCTTTTATCGTAGTCTATTTTATGCCCAGTCACAGGATCATATCCATATCCAACCAGCACACGGTCAGCAGGGTCAGCACCAAACTCACGAGCATACACTTCATTACCGTTGCGTTCGTAGATGTATGTGGCCCCTGGTTTAAGACTGCCCATACTGGTAGCCATATTGCAAATGCGCCCAACGCAAGAACCGCTCTAGGCCTTCACGGTCGTCGGGATAACTTTCCAGATACACTCTGGCCAGTCTATTGATGATTTCAAATATTTCAGGTTCAGTGTAGGGCATTACCAGGCCTTGTTGTAGTCCACAATCTCGCAATTGCGACTGACGTCTTTGACAAAGTACACACAGTCAGGATCTGCCCCGTCACTTACAGGCACGGCCAACAGTTGACCGTTCTTGAGTTTGGGTGCATACCATGATACCTCATGATACACATCTAGGATTTCAATTTCTGGAAAGCTAGGACGGAAACTGGTTAAGGGATTGAACTGGAATACTTTGAAGCCACGGTCATTTATTGATGTTAGTGGTAACACTTCCAAGTCGCCTACATCAGGTTCACCAATCAATATCTGCCAATCCATGGGCATTTTTATGGTGTGCTCGCCAATGCGTAGCACAAGAGCAGGAGCATTAAAACTCTCCAAGAAGATCAGTGGTATAAAATGATAGTCAGGCTCGGCTGGATTTGAATTGTCTAATATTGCAAAACGCATGTCATCTACTTCTTCGGGCAGGTGATCTAAATCGTAGGTGGCATTGTCTAGGGTAAGTATTCTCATGTTTGTAGTATATAGAGATCTAACAAAAAAGTCAACTATTTTATCTTCATCCACTCAAGTTTTTCTTGAGTAAAAGGATAATTGGCTTCTTTGTAGAATTGTTTGCGCTTGGTTAGATGACGCTTGGCAAATTTACAAGTCGAAGTTATGTCCCAGATTTGAACATGGTCTTTATCTTCCGCTTTACGAATGCCACGACCAATCGACTGAATAACTCGTACAAAGCTCTTACCAGGCTCAACGAGCACCAAATTAAATATACGGGGAATATTAATGCCAACAGCAGCGATACCATAAGTTGCCACAATGATTTTGTCTGTTGCAGTAGCCACGTCATCATATTCTTCTTGTCTCTTTGTTCCTTTGGTTGCGCCGTACACAAACACAGCTCGTTCGCCCAGTCGCTCAACCAATTGACGACCGCATTCAGTGCGATCTACCAGTACCAAGGTGTTGCCTGTTTCATTTACATGGCGTATGAGTTCTGCCATTGCATCCAGCCTGCCTGACTCTTCCAACAGGTATTTAAGCTCGCTTTGGTAGTCGGAATACTCCACGTGATCCTGCAACTGCACAATGTTCACGTGGCACTGCGCCAGCACACCTTGTTGTTGCAGTTCGTTAGCACTGAGCTTGCTGATTACTGGTCCAAGGCTGACCAACAATGCTTGGCTTTCAAACTTCTCTTTTGGTACAGTACCAGTCAAACCCCAACGAATTGGCACTCTAGCCATCACCGTGGTCAACAGAGTTTTTAGTGCATCTGCTTTGGCCATGTGTACTTCGTCCACCATCACACACACCACACCTTCAATAAAGTCCTGGATGGTGGCGTCGCCTACACCCGCTTTGGTATTCTTCAGCAACACATTAAGACTCTGCCAAGTGCAGATGGTATGTGTGCGCCCGTGTTCTTTTCTGTCACCAAAGTACACACCACACCTTCAATAAAGTCCTGGATGGTGGCGTCGCCTACACCCGCTTTGGAATTCTTCAGCAACACAT